CTGCTTTATCCATAATATCATTTCTTACTGCGATAAAGAAACATCTTTGTCTTCCTTGAGGTGTACCATAATCAGCGGCGTTTAATACTTTACCAACTGCCTCATATCCTAGTTTACCAAACTCATTGACTATTCTATTAAAGTATTCTTTCGCTTCACCCATTGTAATACCAGCAACGTTTTCACCAATTACTACTTTAGGCATTATCTCACCTGTGATTCTTGTAAATTCAAAGAACAAGTCTTCTATGTTTTCTACTTGTTTACCATCTGAATATGTCTTGGTTTGATCCCAACCTTTTTCTCTTTTACCAGCGACACTAAACGCTGAACACGGTGGCGAACCATCTAATATATCTAACTCACCTTTTTGAATACCAGCGGCTTTTAAAAAGTCTTCGCCTTTAAGTTGTTTTATATCTTGTGGTAAAACTGGAGTATTTGGATAGTTTGATTTATATGTTTCAACCGCTGCTTCTACAAACTCATTTACGCATAATATTTTTCCACCCGCTAATCTATAACCTGTAGAAGAACCACCTCCTCCAGCAAATGTAGAGATGACTGTAAATAATTCTTTATTTGAATTATCAATAACGTCTTTTAGAAAGTATGGTTTAAAAGTCATTATGCTTTACTCATTAACTCCTGTCTTTTCTTCATTTTATTAATTTCTTTTTCTGCCTTTTTATATGCCATTTTCAATTTAAACTTACTAGCGTGTTCAGTAAATACTCTACCTAACATATGGTCATATTCGTGTTGAAAGATACGACTAAACATACCATCAAAGTATGCTTGTTTTTTATCGCCATTCTCATCTTCATACTCTACTGTTACTTTTCTTGGTCTAGTTATAGATAAGAATACAAAAGGAAAAGTTAAACAACCTTCTTTCATCACAACAGTTTCTTCGCTTGATTCTATAATACTAGGATTAAATAAAGAGAGTTTCATACCTTTTTCTATTTGAGGGTGTCCACCCATAACAAACATTCTATAAGGAAGACCTACTTGATTTGCTGATAAACCTATACCACCATATTTAAACATTGTATCAAACATTTTTTCTGTTAGTTCTTTTCTATCTTTAAAGTTGTGCTCTTTTAACATATCATCATTAAAAGGAGCGATCATAGTTAACACTCTTGGATCGTTAGGTGGTATTAATTTTAATTCTTTTTCATCAGCCATATTATCTCCTATATTAGTTTTAAAAATTTATAATCATTTCCTAGTGGACTTGTATATACTCTTGGAATAGTCATTAAATCAAAAGCTATTGTAATTCTTGTATCATCTTCCGTTTGTATATCTGTAAAGTGTGGTATAAAATTTTGAAATAATGTAAACTTTCCTACTTCGTTAGGACTACTATAATGTATTGGTTCGTTTATAGTATTAATTGGATTCATATAATGCGTTTGTGTTTTATTACATTTTACACAGATGTGACCACCCAAATATGTTTCTGGCTTTATACCGTGTATGTGTGCTTTTATTTGTTCGCCTTTTCTCATTACATTAGCCCAACATCTTACATATAGTTCTTTAGGTAGTGGTAATCTTAATGCTTTTAAAAACTCATTATGAAAGTTTAATATGTGTTTTCTTAACTGTAATATTTGTTCATTCTCTAAATTTAAAAGATTGTATTCTGTAAATCTAGCTGTTAGACTATCTTTACCCAAACCTGTATAACCATCAGAAAATGTTTCACCAAAATCATATTGTTGTTTTAATTGTTGCTCTAGTTCTAAAATAAAATCTGATAACTTTACAAAATCAACATCTTCAATCATAGTTTCAGCTAGCTTAAAATCCCATTGTGGTGAAAAGGGAGTAATTGGTGGTTCACTTTTAAAATTTAAAACTTTTATTTTATACATTTTGTAATTTTGTAAAGTTGTGTTCTTTCTCAAATTTAATTATATTTGTAAATTTGTCAAACAGTATATCCCCTTTGTGTGATATAATAAAGATATTTTCATTTTTCATCTTCTTAATTATTTTGAAAAAGTCTTCTGTACCTCTACCATCTAAACTACTATCAAATATTTCATCAAGTATCATTAAGTTTGTGTTTGTACTATTTTTCATTTTAGCAATAGCTCTCCAAGTAAATACTAATGCCAAATCTATTCTCATTTTTTCGCCTTCACTAAAACTATTATAATCGAATACATCTCTATAACGGCTTCTAACAGTTTCATTAAACTCCTCATCTAAATGAAAGTTGACAAAGAAATCCATATCTTGTAAATATTGATTTATCAATGTATTCATAATAGGTAAATACTTTTTAATTATTTTTGCCTTTGCACCTTTATCTGAAAGTATCTCTCTAACCACATCAATATATTTCTTTTGTTCTATAACTTTATCTAACTCTATTTTAGTTTTTTCTAATTCAGATTTAAAGTCTTCTAATTCTTTTTCCAAAGAAGAAGTATCTTTATCTCTATTTTCTAATAGTAATATTTCATTGTGTAAACTATCACTATGTTGTTTTAAACCGTCTATTGAGGTGTTTATTTTTGACATCTCAATTTCTACATTATACATCTTTTTTGAGATTTTGTCAATAGCTGTGAGTTTTCCTTCTACTTTTGTTATTTCTTCTACTAATTTTTTCATTCCATCATTCAAAGTAACGATTTTTCCTTTTTCAAAAGTTTGTTTTTCACCTCTAAATTCTTGTTCTAGTTTTTGTGTACAAGTTGGACACGAATCATTATCTTCAAAAAACTTCAAATTTTTTTCGTGTGATTTTAAATTTGTTTCTATTTTTGTTTCTAATTTAGATAATTCTTTTAACTTCTTTTCTATTTGTTCTTTATCTTTTATATCTTCTTTTAGCTGTTTGTATTCATTATCCAATTCTTGTATTTTCTGTAGATAATTTTTTGTTGCTTCTTCATTCTTGTTTAAATCACTTTTCTTTATATCTAAATCATCTAATCCTCTGTTTTTTAAATCATTATAGTGTTTTAATTCTAAATCATATTTTGATTGAACGATTTCCACTTGATGTTTTGTATCTATAATTTTTGATGAAAGTTCTGTTTGTTGATTTCTTGTTAATATATCCATATGAGATAATACTCTTATGTCTAATATTTCTTCCACAACCTCTCGTCTATGTCTAGGTCTCATTTGCATAAATGGCTGATATGATGATGAACCTAAAGTAATTACTTGTTTAAATGCTCTATAATTTAATCTTAATATTTGATCTTCTAATACTTTTTGATAATCTACACTAGAGGCCTCTTGGTTGAGTAAACCACCATCACAATAAATTTCAAATTTTGTGGGCTTTACCCCTCTTACAATTTTATAAAGTTTTGTTCCTGTACTAAATTCTAGTTCAACAATCATATCATTTTGATTTATAGTATTGACCATTTGTTCTTTTTTTATATTTCTGAATGGTCTATTAAATAATGAAAAACACAATGCGTCTAATAAGGTAGATTTACCCGAACCGTTAGCACCAATTATTAGTGTTGTTTGTGCTTTAGACAAATCAACTTCTATAAATTGATTTCCTGTTGACAAAAAATTCTTCCAACGTATTTTTTTAAAAATTATCACTCTATGTCTTTTCCTAATTCATTTTTTGTATAGGTGTTCATCTTTCACTTGCCTCTACATATAATTCTTTTAAGTGTTCTTTTAATTTTTGTTTATCTAAATCTGTATCTGCTTGTTCTACATAATTACCTAAAAATGTTAAAGTGTCTTCACCTTGATCTAATATATCTTCTTTTACACTTGCTGTTAAATCAGTATTCAAATCTTCAATAATCATAATTTCGTGTGCATTTATTGTGTTGTGTAATTTGTCAATTAGACTATTGAACATACTTTCATTTGTTTTATTTGTAACAAACACCTTTATAAAAGTTTCATCAAATTCTGTTAAATCTAAATTTGTATAATCATTGTCTTTATCATTATAAATTAGCTTTTTATGTATTCTTCTAGGATTGGGTATTCTTGTTAGCTCCCTTGTTTCTGTATCAAAAACGTGAAATCCTTTTGGGTCCTTATAATCCGACCAAGTCATTTCGTATTGAGCTCCACAATAATATATTTGTCCATCATCAGATTTTTTATGAAAATGACCTGATATAACTTTTTCAAATCTTTTAAATATTGATTTATCTAAACCTTGTTCGTTTATCATACCTTTCTGCATTTCAAAACCTTTAATTTCTAAATGACCCATACATACTTCTGCCGTAGAATTTTTAATTGCTTTTATAGATTCTTCATAATTCTCATCACATATCCAAGGTACAAATAATATTTTACAACCACCTAGTTCTACTTCTTTAGGTCCAGTATAAATCCAGGGTTCATTTATACCATCATATGTTGTACATAGTTCTGTTATAGAATTTACTTTGTTTGTGTTTTTAAAATATGTATCGTGGTTACCAATAATTATATGGGTGTCAATTTTCATTTCCCATAAACGTTTCATAAACCTTTGTCTAAATGCGTGTGCTGTTTTAAAGTTTATAAATTTTCTTCTATCTACAACATCACCTAAATGTACAAATATTTTTATATTATTTTCTTCTAGGTATGGAAAAAATTGTTCTTCATAAAATTTGAAGAAATATTTTTCAAACGCTGGACTATCATTTCTAGCACCAAAATGTGTGTCGTTTAACAATGCAATTTTCATATTAAATATAATTTATATTGATATTAAATCTGGCATTTACATCAGTACAATTTGTACTACTATGTGGTTTGCTAGAATCAAAGAATAATGCTCTATTTTCTATACTATCAATTTTAACTTGATTTTCTAAAACCGTTTTACCGTTATTTGTATTTAAATAAAAAATAAAACCATTATGTTTAAAATTAAAGTCTTTGTGAGGTTTGTGTATTTCTAGTGATTCTGTTTTAGGATAACAATTAACCTTTGCCTTTAATATTTTTTTGTGTTTTAGTTTTTTAAATATAGGTTCTAATAGTTTAAAATAAGCACTTGTTATTACATCATCTTTAAATAATGTATGTGTAAAATAACAGGTGTTTAAATTTTGTTCTTTATTATCATATTCAGTATTAATACTATTATTATAATAATAAGGAAAATTAGAGCTTATTAAAGTTTCTTTAATTGTTTTAAATGTGTTTTCATCTAAAAAATTATCAACAATATCATAATCATACATCAAGTATTCCGCTATCTTTTTTAAGTCTAGTTCTTTTTAATTTTTTAACTTTAGTTCCTTTAACACTTTTTTTCTTTTTAACTTTTGTTTCTAAAGCGTCCATAGGAATATTCTTCTTTAAAAATTCTGTAAATTGATTTTGAAATTCTCTATCATCTCCTGGTTGTAGGGTTAAATCATCAAAATTAGATTGTGTAAGAATTTTATGTTTAATTGTAACTTGTTTTTTCTCTTTCTGTATTCTTCTTACAAATGCATAATATATTATTTGTGTAAAATAAGCGAAAGGGTTATTTGATTTTGCTGGATTGAAATTGTCCAAATATTGTAAACAGTTTTCAATACCATCACTAATCATATCATCTCTAAAAGTATAGTTAATAAAATTAGGTCTATAAGATAAGTGATTTGCAATCTTTAAAAAACAACTACCAATGTAATCAGTCACTGGTGGCTTTTCTCGTTTTTCTTTCTTCGCTTTATTTACTTCTTTTTTATAGGCTTTC